GCTGTTGATGGTGTCCAGAACTCGGTGAGGTCAGGGTACGCAGCAAATGTCCAGAATGGCCATAGGTTACTTTCAAATATATCCTCTAACGGGCAGGCTTTAATCATCCGACCACCTGACTCAGTAATTAGTGTGTAGTAACGGACACCCTCAAAAGTTGTAACCCACTGCCAAAAGACAAACTTGTCCTTTGTCTCGATGTCCTTTTGCGCCTTATCGTGCTTGTTGGCATATGTACGATTAGACTTGTTCGTCTCTTCCTGGCTAGACTCAGTAGCATTACCACTACCCTGTAAGAGCTGCTTCACTTCGTCCCTGATATAAGACTTGTCGCTCTCAAGGTCATAGCGGTCTTTAACGACACCATAGTTACCCATGTAACGCCCTCGCTCAAGGTCAATTCCACCAGCGTCAGGGTCAATCAAAAAGTCATAGACATCTACGTTATCTAGGTGGCTTTGATACCCACCGTCAGAACTAGCGGCATACGAAAAGATAGCTCGTCCGTATAGGATGCACTGCTTCTTCCCAGCGATGTCCTTGATGTCCCAGTAGTTTCGACTAGAGTCAAAGTCCTTTAAAGCATTAAGACGCTCCACTCGTTTGAGTTGAGAGTTCTTCCGCTTCATAAACTTAAACGTCAGTGGGCTGTCGATCTTAGAGAGCAGCGTATGTACGTGTTCCTGCATTTGCCCCAGGTCGACGTTTGCACGGGCTTCGTTACTATGTACTTTTTTCCCGTAGTACATGTCCTCATTGAGCTGCCAACTGCGAATCTTACCTTGTTTGTAACGTCGAGCGTGCTGAATCTCATCCAGAATCTGGGCTCGCAGCTTATCTCGCTTGTCTTTTCGTATGTTTGCCATAAATTGACCCCCGCCAATCTATAAATTGTTGATAATTACTACAATTATAGCACCTTTAGATACCTATTTCTGAAAAGAGAGGCTCATCTTCCTCAATTTCCTCGTAGTTGTTCTCCATAGTGGCGTATTTTTTCATCTGCCACCCAATAACAGCCGCCATAAAGAGGTCGAAGTGACGTGTGACTAACCCCACCTTGGTGTCAGTTAAGTCAGCGGTGGTATATGAGCGCATTTCCTTGAGCAAGTTAATGTCGTATATCTTCATCATGCCGTCGTTGTAGTCCTTCCGGAACTCAAATAGCATCTGAGGCTTACTCTTACGGGTAGTCCTCCACCCAAATGTCTCAGACACCCTCAATGTCCTTGAGCCCTCCTTCCGTTCAGTATATATATTAGGGTACCCACGCATAGTAGCTATCGTGGCGTGCCCGGTGTTGTTGTTCTCTGGCGCGATAATACAGTTACCAAACTCCCTACCAACCCGCACAAGTTCGTGCCCAAACAAATCGGGTGGGATACGGTTATTGTAATAGGTGGCCGTCAACACGGATATGTCTCCGGGGTGAGTCCCAAAGTCCCACAACGCCATAGTGTTAGCATCCTTCCCAATACCCTCACTGGTGTCAGCCCCGATACCATACTTATGGTGTGGCTGGTATTCCCCCCAGTACTTCACCCCAGCAGACTCGCTATGGGCTTGCTTCGCCACAGCGATGTCAGCGTCGATGCGGGCGCGGTCAAAGAAGCTAGAGTCAGCCCGTGTAGGGTCAGCCATGTACTCCCCATAAAAATCCTCCGCATCCCCTTGGAGCTGTTTGATCTTCGCCTCGTCGTAGCGCTCAGGCCAGGTAGGACTTCCGTCAGCCTTCATAATAGGTATCTTATCTACCAGGACCGATGGCTTGTTAAAGAACCACTGAATAACCCCCTCCTCCGAGATATAGTTACCGTTACACATCCAAGAGCCGTCAGCCGACAATCCAGAAATGGCCTCGTCGATACGATTGATGGTAGCTTCCGTTTGGGCTAAGGACTGGATAGACTCCCTATCCTCCACGTCATCGAAGATAATCCAGTCAGGACGGTAAGCATCCTGCAAGTGACCACGCTGGGTAACACCAATCGTCCCAGCTAGCACCTTGCGTTGGTCAACGGTGGTAAACGCCCCCATAGTTTCCTCACGCTTCTTATCACCCTCCTTCACAAAGATGTCTCCGTAGAGCTCCTTTAGTGTCACGATGTTGTTGTACACGTCGGTTACCAACTGACGTGCGTTGCCCATGTTACGGGTCATCACCTTTATGTACTTCCTAGTAAAAGAACGGTCATTCAATATTACAAAAGTCAGGAAGAGCTTAGTGAGTGATGTCTTAGCACAGCCTCGAAACCCGAGGTTCAGATACCGTATGTCGCCGTAGTAGCTTTGGCGCATGTGTTCGATTATCACCGGGTGGAAATCAGGTACGGGTGACGTGAAGTACCTCTGGAAAAATAAGTGACAAAACAGGTCAAACTTAAACCGAAAGACGTGTGGGGCGTCGGTGTCCATTACCGCCAATAGGGTTAGTATCTTAGTCCGGTCATTGTCCTTGAGGTGATCCAGGGCAATATCCATCATCTCCTGAGTGTATAGGTGTCTGGGGAAGTGTGACTTGTCTAGGTCCATTTGGTTATTGTATCAGAGTTTAGTGTGGCCGTGGACACGCTGGTTACGCCCATGGATTGTATTCCTTCTTACTGACAGAGAGGTGCTCTGGGTTTACACACTGGTCTACTCCACAGGTGCCTGATACTCGCATAAGGGACATTTCACGGTGTCCCTGAGTGATAGTGCCGTTCATTGTTTCTGGGTCGTGTATCGCGGCTGATACCTTCTTGACTGGTACGTTGTTAAACCGTTGCTGGGCGCATATCCAGCAGTCAGGGGCGTTTGGGCCGGTTAATTTGATGACAGGAATACCAGTATAGGCGCTGAACGCATTGTCAGCTGTTTTCATGACTCGCTTTGTGCGTTTTGATTTTATTGGCATGTTTCAAATTCCGATAGGAAGTAGTGGGGATTAGTTGGTAAAGGGTTTATACCAGTGTGTCTCCCAGGAGATACACTAGTGTATACCTTTTATTCCGATAAAGCAATAGGGCTTTGTACGTTGTGCAAGGTTTATGAGGTGGTGTCAACGCTATATTCCCCATTTAGCCTTAAAAGTGGCTAAAGACTGGACTTCAAAGCCTCTGAGTCCCCTTGTAGCTTCCGTTATTCTTTCCTGGTCAATCTCAGAGTTCACACAAACAAACACCACTTCGTAGGTACAATCATACAAACCAAGGCTTGGAGGGCTCTTCTTCAGCTTATTTACCTTAGATCGCACACAACCTCCAAAAGAGTGCATGTCAGACGGGTAGAAGAAGTCAATAAGAACGATGTGGCTGGGCTCCCGGTAGGAAATAGCTACATCACACTTAATGTTTTCGTAAAAGCCATCATCAGGAATCCACTGCTGGTACGCATACTGACGTATGACAGACGGGTTAAATGTCTTTTGGTCGTGGTGCTTTGTCATTAGTGCGTTGCACAAGGTCTTCTCGTACTCCCTGGCACGCTCAGTAACCTCTTGGGCCCTTGCTTGGCGCGCTGGGCCTTTAGTGTGGTCTGTTACTAGTGAGCCTAGTTCTTTGCGCAGGTTGCGTAGGCCGCCGTAGTTACGCTGGATGTACCTTGCGCCTGGTAAGGTGGGCTCTTTGTCGAAATCCTGGGCCGTTAGTTCATGTCCGTTGTTTTTAATAAAGGTGTTGTACGCTTCAGTGATGCTTTTTAATGTGTATTTCATATCCCTTGAGTGTATACCATTGTCGTAAAAGAAGCAAGTGTGCGACATGTGTATAGAAAAATGGGGAATTTTTGTCTGGACCTATATAGTATCTAGCGCCGACAAATAAAAAATAACACCCCCCCCACCCCTGTATATAAAATGTCGCACCAGTGAACTGCGCACAAGATAGATTGTGTGTCAAAACTGGCGCGCCAAAACATAGCACAATACCCTTATAAATAAGGGTACGATGTCGCATTGTGTCGCATTGCTACGTGCTATGCACCCTGATCAGTGCGCTTTGCGTCCGTTTCTTCTAGCTTCACGGTGTAATCGGCCTCAATGATAGGTGGCGCGGGTTGCGTGTTGCCTTGTAATGCATTGGAAAGTGATGCAAGTGTATCCGGTGTAAGTGTGAAAAGGCCGCTGTTTTCCACGATTTGCTTGGTACTCCACACGTCACGTCCCACTCTTTCAGCAGTGAAGTGTGTTGTTTTCTGCCGTAAAGACAGCTTCTTCTCATCAGCGTCATCAGGTATAGACAGGTCAGACTCTATGTTTTTCTCAGCTTGGCGTAATAGCTTGCTGTAATACTCACCACGGTCGATAGCCTTGTCTGTCTGTTCAGCCTTCTTATTTACCACCATAGACTTGGCAAGAGGTACAAGGCGTTTATGGGCGTTGCTCTTGGCGTAACTTTCAGCGAACCCAGCACGAATAGCAGATTGTACGGCGTTGTCATATGTAGGACTTGCAGGGCTTGTGTACCATTGCACAAACTCCAAGTCTCTCAGTGATGGCGCTTTCCTTCTTGGCATATATATACAAATTATACACCATTTCACCACAAAACGGCGCACTGTAATCAATTCTAAGCCCTTTTATTTTCGCGCCATGATAT